GGGAACTGAATAAAGCCCATAGTACCTTTATCGATACCATTATTAAACACGAACACAAGGGCAGGATCCATGCCGACATCCGGCAACTAAAAGGCGAGGCTGGAGGCACTGTTACCGGAAGACTGTCAATGTCCAATCCTAATCTGCAACAGGTACCGGCACGCAATAAAAAACTGGGTCCCCTGATCCGCTCCCTATTTCTCCCCGAGGAAGGACAGCAATGGTGTTCGGCTGATTTCAACCAACAGGAGCCAAGGATCCTCACCCATTTTGCCTTTCGCCAGAAACTGGAAGGCACTGACACAATTGCTGAAGCCTACATTTCAGGGGAAGCAGATTTTCATGCAGAGGTGGCAGATCTGGTGGGCATTAACCGTAAAACTGCCAAGACCATTGGCTTGGGAATCATGTATGGTATGGGCAAAGGCAAATTGGCAGACCAGTTGGGCGTCGATGTGGAAGAAGCCAGAGATATTCTGGTGCGCTTTAACACCTATGCCCCTTTTGTAAGGCAGATGGCAGACTCGGTGATGCGTAGTGCCAGCACCAAGGGTTATATTAAAACTTTGCTGGGAAGGCGGTGCCATTTTGACATGTGGGAACCGCTCCAGTATGGTACCGGCAGACCTCTAAAAAAGAAAGAAGCCCTGCATGAATACAATGGTGAGATTAAACGAGCTTTCGTTTACAAGGCATTAAATAAGCTCATACAAGGCTCCGCCGCTGATATGACTAAGAAGGCCATGCTGGACTGTTTCAACGCCTCATACGAGCCCCTGTTGCAAGTGCACGATGAATTGGTTTTTTCAGTCTCTAATAAAGAAGAAGTTAAAGCAATTATAAAAATCATGGAAGAATCTGTTTCCCTGGAAGTGCCCAATAAAGTGGACGCAGAGCTTGGAAAAAATTGGGGAGAGTCCATGTCTTAATAATATATTGTATATATTACGAGATTTATATTATAATCTATCAGACCATTAACCCAATAACTGGAGCAATCAAATTATGAACACAGATAAATGGAAAAGTGTGGCAATTCGTAGATCGATCGTTGAATTGGCAAGAAAAATAGGGACAAAAACCGAACGCCCTACCAGCAATGTTTTTGCCCATGCGATCAAAGAACTGGCAAAAAAAGAAAAAATTAAGTTTAAAGAATAAATGAAGCACGATATTTTATTTCAGTCTCCGTACAAATACGAAGAACTTAGTCGAGAGACAGGAGATAAAGGTCGTGTTTATCTTTATGGAGAGCAACGGCTGTCTTCAGTGACAACCGTTCTCTCCCACACCCGGCAGGGAGACAGCTTTAAAAAGTGGCGTGAGAAAGTAGGCGAAGAAGAAGCGGAACGTATACGCAAAGAAGCCGCTGCCCGGGGCACTGAAATGCACAGCATACTGGAACGGCAACTGGTAGAAGGCAGCATTTGGGATTATTATCCTGATACACCGGAGAAAAAAAGAGCTTATAAAATGGCGTGTGTGATCATGGATCAGGGGTTCCCGTCCATTGATCAAATATATGGCTGCGAAGTTTCCCTTTACTATCCAGGGAAATACGCCGGAACCGCTGATGTCATTGGTAAGCATTTGGGCGAAGAAGCCATCATGGATTTCAAACAAACCAATACTCCCAAACGACGACGAAGTTATCTGTGGGATTATTTCCAGCAGTTGGCTGCCTATGCCTTGGCACATAATGAATTGTTTGGCACCCAGATCAAAAAGGGTGTGATTATGATGTGCTCAGTGGATTGTTTCTATCAGGAGTTTGTCCTTGAAGGACGTGAATTTGAAAGGGCCGTGGACGCTTGGAACGAACGCCTAGAACGGTTTAGTCTTCCGGAAAAAGAACATTAAGTATTTCTTCATTTGTCTGAGGAGGGGGGAGTTCAGTTAAATCCCTTGTTCGTTCTTGATAGTCCAAAGCATTTCTTAAAACTTCCGAACCGTCCCACAAAATAGATTTTTGTGCCCACTTAAAATAAGGCCCAGCAATAAGAGCATCCCCTAGAACACTGACGCGTGCGTTTATTTCAACGTCAGTAAGTTCAGGAAACTTTTTTTGCAGTTCTAATAATTCTGTTTGGTATGCTTTGATGAAATTTTTAATGGACGTCGGTTCAAAAGTGGGGTCTTCTCCTGTTCTCGCTGTTAGGTTATATCGATCAGTTTTACTAAGTTGTTCTAGACGCCCGGATTCAGATATTGTGTTTATAATGGTACCGGCTGGGGTGCCCAGAGCCGGGGCCATCCAGTGAATGTCCAAACGAAGGTCCTTTACCAAAGCAAAATGCTTTCTTTGCAGTTCATCATAGGCAGCGATCATGCCATCCATGTCATCGTATCCCAATTGACCTCCCTCAGCCCGAAAGAAAATGGACTTTGCACCCAGTTCATACCTACTAGCAGCATCTTTAAAATCACCGATACGATAATCATTTATACTTTTTTTCGGATCTATTTGATAACTTTTGGCTCCAAGTGCTTGGGAGAGAGCCCTGATTACAGAACGCTCTTGGTTGTTTCTATCGTAAGCCTCTTCTCCGAAGCGAACAACGGCTTTGCCGATTTCACCCATCTCCTTGAAAATTCTGGGAGACAAAACATCAGCAGCGTGTTGTGCTCTTTTTTTCCACTTCACCCAAAACTTGTCTTCTGGGTCATATAAGGCTGAATATTTCCCTTCCGCCGCTTTTTCTCTGTCGTACCCTGCTATTAAATCCCGAGCAAGTTTTACCATAATTCTTTCGTCTGTGTAGGTTGAATATATATTCCTAAGCGATAATAAAAGGGTACCCCAAATTTTTTCTTGGGCTTCCGGGCCAATTTGTCGGCCGACAGTTATGTATTTATACAGCAACCTTAATGGCTCAGAAATAAGGGTGTAGCCATCCGTGTGGGAAGTATCCACTACACTAAAAACCCCTTCATCATCAGGGTCGGATATAAAAATAAAACTATTGTTCACAGCCCAGTCCGATACAAAACGGGAAAGGGCGTACGGGGCAAGAACAACTGTGGACGCTCCTCCTACTTTTGTAGCAAACCTGAGCGCAGAAGCGGTTGACATTAGAACACCGGGACCTATCATCCACGCTGCATTGGATATACCACGCATTGCGGCTCTGGCTTTCAATTTTTCTCGAAGCAAAGGGGTAACTTTGGGATTATCAGAAACCGAAAGGTTGTACTCATCAATAGCTGTTTTTAATATGTTCGCCTCACTCGTCATGATTGCGGTGGGAAAACCGGCAAAGTTGGACACAAACATGGAGCGCAGAAAATCCAATACATTGGGAAGACGGTTGTAGTTTGGAATATTTCTTCGTGTCAACAGGGAAGCCCGTTTTTGAATAGCCAGATCCAGGTTATCACGGGGGGTATTTTCCGAACGCGTAAATTCTCGGCCTCCCATATTAACCATCAGTTCCGAAATCATGTCGATTCGGTCCTCTATACTTTCTTTCATGATCTCCGTATTTTGAAGATACCCCTGATATTCAATACCTTTAGGATAAAAAATACTGCGTCCGGAATCCCGTTCCCCTAAATAATTCATTATTTTGGCTATGTCATCCGCTGCCACATAGGTTTCTTCGGCAACACGCACCGCTTTCTTTCCTGCTTTTTTGGCTCTTGATTCAGCCCTCTCGTCAACGAAAGTAGCAAATTCATCCCAAGACGTCATTGCCTGCATCCTGTCCAATAAAGCCTTACGCTCACCAATATTGACATTGGAACCCGTAACTCCTTCGGCAATAATAAAATCAAGCTCCTTGTCACTCATATCTAAAAACTGTTGTTTCATGTATTTTGCTACATTGCCAATGTTTTGCCATCTGTAGCCCTGCCAATTACCAGACAGAATAGGAAAAGTTAGGGCGCTTTGAAAGTTTCTGCTTTGTGTTTTCAGGGAGAGTGTTAAATAAGCCGTTGAAATCCATCCTGTTGCAGCCTGTGCCGATAAAATAGTGTACTTCAAAGGATTGCCTATGGTCATGGTATTCATGTATCGACGCAAGGGGCCATATCCCATGGTTTTCATAATGGCTTGAGCCATTGCTTTTGTGGTAAAGAAGCCGTTTAAAGGGTTCAACACGTCTCCTGGAACAGAAATTTTTGTGCTGTATCGTCCTGTTTGTACAGCCGAGAGAAAACGCGTGGTGGGAGAGCTTCCTATTCTGGCTATTTCAAACAGATATTCGGTTACAGCAATGAACTGTTCCTGTTTATAAGCAGTCATTTGTGCCTGTGCCCAAGAGTCTGTAACCTCACCCAAGGCTTTTCGCACTTCCTTGGGAATGTCGGTTCTTTTTGCTTTAAGTTGAGGAGCAACCAAAACATTTTCTGTTTGGTCTGTGCTCAGATAAGGAGGGCTCCAATCAAACATTTCCACAAACATTTCTGCCCGTTGTTGACCAGTGCCTGAATATAAAATATCTAAATCACGTTCCGCTGCCGCTGTTGCTTCTTCCATGGAAATACCTTGATTATCCGCATACACTTGAGCCAGTTCTTCAACAGCCCTTTTGTGTTGTTTCCATTCTTCTGAATTTGTAAGTCTTGCAGCGAGTCGGTTAGGGGGACGCCAGTCTGGAAAAACATAAGCACCAAAAATTCTCCCCATGTATCTTTGTATGGAGTCTTCGAGCAGTTTAATTTTTTCTTTAGTGTAGTATGTACCTTCAGGATCAATCAGTTTAACCAAGTCAATTATTCTTCTTGAATTTCGGGAGATCCTTTTCCTTCCCTTAATAATTTCTTCCACCAATTTTGTTTGTCCAAGGCGGCGAAGTTCGGCTTGTGCATCCTTATTGCCACGAAAAGACAAGGCAATCAATTCCTTGAATTTATCCATGGTACTAATGGGATCCAGATACGTGTCCCCAGCTTTGAAAGCTACACCTTTTTCTATTTCCGCTTTAATTTTAACAATTGCAGCTTCGATGTTTTCTTGCAGTTTTCTCTGGGTTTTAGCGATGTCTCTAAAAACATAGTTAATTTGTCGATCGGAAATTTTTCCCTTCGCAATCGGTCCTTCGGGTCCAGTCTGCAAGTCTTCCATGATTGTTGGACGCACACCGCGAGGACGGAAAAAACTTTTGAAGCGGTCAAACCAAAAAGCACCCAAGACACGGGGATCCTTGGTTTTGTAAAATTGTTCCATAATGTCCGCAGACATGGCTGGATCATTCATCATAGGAACTATTGCTTTTGATTTTGTGTCCGGTTCCCAGAGCGCCTGATAAGTTTTGCCGTCCAGTTCAATGGAGGGAAGAAGATTTTCGTTTAGTTTCAGGGTTCCGGTTAGGGGATCAACAAATTCAATGGCATCATATTCCGCTGAAAAAACCTGTCCTGTAAGCGGATCTATTAAAGGCTGAAGCTCTCCGTCCATGTTGTAAAAATATAAACGCAAAGTAGAATCAAAAGGAATGTCTTCAAAATTAATTTGAGGAGGTATAGCCTGTTCGTCTTCCAGTTCCGCGGGAATCTCGTCCTTGATCGGTTCGTCCTTGGCCGTGGGCCGATAGACAATAGTATTCTTTAATTTATACGGGAGTATTTTTTCCCGAAGTATTTTCCAATAGTTTTTTGGCACAATGTATCTGTTTTTCTTGCCGTATGGATTGTCCATGGTTTCAGGAAGGTCCGGCGTTCTTAACAAAGGCATTTCGCTGTTTTCAACAACTTGGTCTATTTTTGCTTGTATCTCTGTAATGGTTTCATTTAATGGAGCCGCTTCCTTTTCATATTCTGCCCTACCGATTTCAGCGGAAACGAACTTATCGGAAAGGGCGTTAAGAGCGAGTCTTTTGTTTACAAGGTTTTTGGAAAAACGAAGCAGGCGTCTAAGGTCTTTTTGTAATTCTTTAACAATTTTGGGAGCATTTACATCAACAGTGCCGTCCGAAGTAAATCCAGCCTGCGCCAATTTTTGACTTAATGCGTTATAGGCAGCTACAATTCTGTTTGCATCATCATTATTGAGAACAGTTTCATCATATCTTTTTCGTATACGGTTGCTGAAAAACCCTGTTTTTCCACTTTGCTGTTTAGCTTCGGGCGTATCTTCAAGAACCAATAACGGCTGTTCCTCCGTTGTTTCTATGGGAGTATATTCAAGGGGAACACGTTCCTGTGTTCCTACTTCTGGACCTTCCATCTTTATTTGGGTTAAAAGAATATCTTTTTCCGCTCGCAGTTCTTCTATGATTTCTGCATCTTCAGTGTCCGCTATTTCCTCGTCAACCTCTTTTATGCGGTCAAGCCTTTCAACAATAATTGCGAATTCAGCCTGTGTTCTTTCCAGATTTTTCAGCGAAGCCTCGGCTGTGGCAATCTCTTCATCTTTCTTTTTAACGGCTTTTTTAAGTTTTTTGGGGTTTTCTTTAAGATCAGGGTCCTGCGACAAGGCGTCTTTTTCCTCAAGCAATGTATTGATTTCCTGAATCCGTTGCGTTAATGCTTCCCCAGTTTTGGTCAAAGCTACCTTAACCTTTTCTTGTGGAGTCATTTCAAGCACCAGAATTTGCTGCACATCTGCATAATCCTGATAAGCCTGATTCAACTCATCTTCCGTCATTTCACTTTCCAGCAACTGTCCTTCCAACCGCTCTTGGATTTCTTTTTCAGAAAAACCAGCTTCCACCATTTTGGCAACACCCACTTGAAACCCTCCCGCAGTAACGGTGGCAATCGCTGTCACGGCTGCACGTTGTTTGGCCAGTTCCCTGAGAAGCCTTTCTTTTTCAAGACCGGTTAAATTCGGGTCGTTTTCAATGGCTGTTCTTTGTTTGTCCAAATCAAATTCGTAAGCATTCAGGTTTTGTAACCACGTTGCTGCCTGTTCCCCAGCCATATCGGAAAAAACAAACTTTAAAAGCTCCTTGGAAAAGTTTCCCGCTGCATCTTTCGCGGCAGGGCCGAACATCCTGAGAAAAAAAGTGGCTGGCAGCACTTCGGTCGCAACCTCTATGATTGCATCGCCTCCGCCGTACAGCATGGCGTCTCGGTGAGACAAGCCTTCTGCCCGACCGGTTGTGTAACTGTCTCCCAGAGTCAAAAACCCCATACCCAAATACATGGGCGTCGGACTCTTGGTTATAAAGCTGGCAACCATTAAAGGAGCCATCATTCCAAAACTGATAATACCGCTTCTAAGTCCTTCCTGGAATGTGGTTAAATCTTCAGGAGTGAGCTCCTCAACTTTTTTAACTCCCGTCTTAATGTCTTCTATTAATTGCAGGGACTCAGCTTCAACCCTTCTGTCAATCTCTTCCTGTTTTTCCGGGGTCCACGTTCCAATAGGCCCTGCCAATGTGGTAGCGGTGCCACTGGGACCGACAATACCGTAGCGGGTGCTTTCCAGAGAAGCTAATTTGAGGAAGTCATAGGCATTTTTAAAAACCTGCATTAACTGTGGTCCAAGGCCCTCTGCCCAAGCAAATTCGTCCGAGATATTTTTAAACTCTTCTATATCGGCTCCTGCTAAACCATAGGGATCTGCAAGCAACCTTAAAAACAAAGGTGTTTCTTCTTCGGTAGGTTCTTCTAGGGGCTCCTCTACAAGTTCTTCCGTTTCTTCCGGAAACAATTTGTCAAATTCTTCCGAAGAAACAACTTCCCTTGGGATGGGAGTTAGTTCAGGTTCGTCTTTTTGGTCCGGGAAAAGCGTGTCAAGCATTTCCTGCTGTTGTAGTTCCGTTAAAGGAGCCATGTTATGGGACCGTTATTTGGCCGGCATTTGTTTTTAAAGTAATTCCACGATAAAACCCTTTGGAAATTGCTTCCTGAACCTGTTCTTTTGATAAATGGCTTACGTCTATCACAGGTGTTTGAGTAGCGGGAGCACTAACACTTTGAGCTTCCATATCTTGTATGTAACGCCTGACCACAGCCTGAAGATTAGGGTTTGTAGGAAATCCATCGAGTCCATTTACTTTAGCCCATTCCATAAAAGGACCGAATTCTTTAGTATAAAGGTCCTTTTTCTTTTCAGTGGTTTCAGGCACTCCTGAAATGGTTTGATACCCGTCCCAAGATTTTCGTGCCATATTCACCCAATTTAGAGCACGTTCCTCTATATCCCCTTTTTTGTTTAAAATGCCAAGAGCCTGAGCGGCAATTCTTTTTTGGTCCGGAGTAGAGTTAGGGTCTTCATATATAACTTGCCAATATTGTTTGCTTCTTAATGTAGGGGTATATTCTTCGTCCCCGATTTGTTTGGTTAAAATATCTTCAGCTCCGGCTATGGCCTTTGCTTCTATATCGCCAACATCCCCGAGCAACGTATTGGTTAAAGCGTCTTGTATTTTTTGTCCTTGTATATAAACGTCTCTCAGCATTTGTGAATTGCCGGTGTTAATGGCTTGTCGTTCTGCCTGTTTAAGTTTTTCAATCTCTATTTCAAAATCTAGTGCTGCCTTGTCTCCGGCCAACTTTCCCATTCTCGGGCTTCTTACCAATGCACCCAACCATGCGCCACTGGAGCCCGGAGAATAATGGGTTTCTTCTTCCGCTTCTCTTCTGGCAACGTCTCTAACACGGGCAACCATTTCATCCAATTTTTCCCAATTTACTTTTCTTTCTTCTTCACTGAGGACATTGAAGTCACCTGTGCGAATCCTTCCCTGTAGAGCTTCTTCCCTTGCAGCCGCCTCCCCCGCTGCTATTCTTTTCCTTTCGTCCAGTCTGTCAGTTGCTGCTGCTCTCTGGGCTTCCAATATAGCTAAAGGGTCTTTTTCTTCTTCTTCCAAAACGGAACCCGGCACAACACCAGCGGACATCATTCTTGGAATCTCTTCCATCATTGGTTCTGCACCCATTTCAGGGGAAAATAACGCTGTTTGGGCCTTTTGCCGGTAGTTTTCCACGACTTCTGCGGGAATTAGGTCTACTTCTTCGGGTAAATCCATCATTTCTTTGACCTGAGCCTCTGCTTGTCCTTCTATAACCTCCAGTTCTTCGTCCAAAGTCATTTCTATTTCTTCCGCAGCAACGCCACCAGCGGCTGTTTCCGCCTGAAAAATGGCCATCAGTTCCTTGAACCCTTGATCGAATAGTTGCATGGCCTGCATTCTGGCTTCGTTGATAATTCCTTCATCAACGAATTCTTCACTGATTACTTCCTCTTCATCTGCAAAACCGGATAAAATTCCTTCATTTTCAGCATTTTCAGGAGGAGAAGGGCCACCCCCAAAGTTTCCTTGAGGAAAGAATCCGGGAGCCTGTGCCATTTCATTCAAGGGAGAGCCCATGAATTCAGCCGGGTTAAATAGTTCCGGTGAAACTCCTCCCGGTCCTGTACCTATTTGCATACGGGGCAACGGCACATAACCGCCTCCCATCATATTGGCGGCATTCCTGAACATCGGTCTTTTTGACCAGTCCATCATTACAGGATTCCCCATTGTTCTAAGAGGTCTTCAAGGTCTTTAATTGCTTTTTCTTTATCATCACCCATTGTACCAAACGTAGATGTAATTCCAGTACCTTGGGTTTGTGGCAACATACTTTGTATCATTTGGCCGAGGGCACCTAATCTGGCCAACGGCTCACCAGCAAGGCCTTGTGCTGTCTGGTATTGGGCTGCCAAGCGTTTATCGGCAATGCCACGTGCCTGACTGCCTAATGTGTTTGTTAAATTAATTTGGTTCATCAGCATATCTTGTCCCATTTGTCCAATGCCCGCGATCCCTGATCCGAGAGTCCCGTACAATCCTGCACCCTGCATTCCCATTTGTCCGGCTCGCTGCATTCTCGCCTGTTGATCGGCAAAAGCATTTTGCGCCTGTTGTTGTGCTGAAGTATAGCCCTGTTGACGCAGCCCTCCAGCTGTCTCAGCCATGCCTCTGCCTAATTGATTGTATCTTTCTTCTGCCATCAAACGTCCGCGACCGCCACCGTAGGCACCTTGTCCTACTGCACCGGCCCGCTTTGCCACATCCTGTGTGGCAAAATTCTTGTAAACATCGTCCAAACTCCGTTGGACCACATCTTCTTCATAAGGGTTGTAAAAGGATTTTCCCATGGCAGGATCATAGCCTTGGGCCCCGTAATATCCGGCCTGTATTCCTTGTCCCGTGGCCCCGAGTCCCTGTCCGTAAGCACCACCGGCCTGTTGTATGTAAGGCTGGAAACCGCCCAGACCACCAACCATTCCCCGTGCCTGTAATTCATAAGGATCCAGTCCGGCAAATTGTTGGGTGGGAATAGGGGTGGGTTGTTTAGCCCAATCCCAGGCATTCCCGAGATAGCCACGGCGCATTTGTTCGATCCATGGCGGTTCAAAGGAAATCGTGGACCCGGGTCCTTGAGTAGAAGTTTCACCTACCATTATCCCATTCTCTCGAGTTGTCGCATCATTTTATACATTCTTTTTGCTCCTTGTCTGGCGTCACCGTTACCTGCGCCTTTAACCGATTGCAAATTCATCACGAATTCACCGGGTTCCAGCAAAGCAGGAACAATGTCTCCATGGCTTCTTGCATTCATAATACCACCACGCTGGGCTCCCTGCACTTCTTCCTCAGTTTCTACCGGAATTTTTTCTGCATAAGGAAAACCGAGTGTATGGGTCGCAGCCGGAACATTTTCTTCACCGATCCGTTTTCCATACAGTTGGCCTTCTAAATAATTGGGATCCAATCCTTCCAGTTCCATGTCTATATCCAAAGGATGCTCTTTTTCATAGTCGCTCACGGCAGCGCCTTGTCCGGTGGGAACATCGTATTTTAAAACATCCAATCCTTTTTTAGCTGCTTTGCCTCCCAAATAAATTTTTAATAATTTTTGCCACCACGCATCATCTTCGTCAAAGCTCTCTGGGATACCAAATATTCCCTTTAACCACTCCTTGATCTTTGGACCTGCTGTGCCGCCAAATATTCCTGTTTCTTCGTCATCTTCTCCTTCGGCAGTAGTATCAGTGGTAGTAGTATCTTCATCATCTTCTAAATCTAACCAATCGCTCCAAAAATCATAATCAAAACCAGAGCCTTCGTCCCCAGATAAAAGTTGGCTCCAATAATTATCCCAGTCCTCATTAGCCCAGTTCTCAAAACCTTGTTCTTCAGGATTCCAATTTTGTGTTTCTGTTAATTGGTTCAAATTTTCTATAAAAGTCGGGTCTTCAAACAAATCGTCTATGAATTGAATTACAGCATTGGTATCGGTGGCTGTACCAGTGGTAGTAGTATCAGTGGTAGTAGTATCAGTGGTAGTAGTATCTTCATCGTCTAAGTCTAAATACTGATTCCAAAAATCATAATTAAATCCGCCACCTGTAGGATAATCACTCATTATTTCTTTCCTCCCGTGGAAGAATCATCACCAAAGCCAAAAAAGGAAGCGAGTTTTGGTCCTAGTGTTCCTCCAAAAATTCCTGTGCTTCCGCCGCCACCGCCACCGGAACGCCCACCAACGCGATCAAACCCAAAAAAGTCCGCGAGCGCTGGTCCGGCTCGACCGCCAAAAACTCCTGTGCCTCTTTGAGCTGGATTCAGATCCATTCCCACTCTACTCGCCCAACCGGCTGCCCGTGGTAAGAGTGTTCCTCCCATGGGGCCAGTGCCTCCGCCGCTGCTAAGCCAATCTTGAGTTGAGAGTACTCCTCCTCTGGGTCCCCATTCCGTTAGCTTGGAAGCTGCGTCTGCAAGCCGTGGTCCAAATGTTGTTGTAAGACCGCCTTTTTCTCCTCCCGAAGGAAAAAGTTTATTAAATAAATAACCTATTCCAGCGACTCCCGGAAACGCCATTGCAAACCTTAATTTACCTATGGTGGCCAAAGGATTATTCATCATGCTTTGTTGTATTCCCATACCCATTGGACCAGTTGTGCCAAGGCCCAAAGGACCTCCTTCATGGAACATGATACTTGCTATTGGTCCATATTTTTTAAAAATGGTATTAAGGCCTTCTGTTCGCACTGAATTGAGAACCATGTCTCTTGCCGTGGCAGGGTTTGTCATAGCCACTATCGGAAGAGTCTTGATCATTTGAGGATTAAGCACAACATAGGTTTTAACCATGTTTTTAAGCCAGTCTTTGGTCCATTGGTCCATTATTTCCGCTTCCTCTTCGCTTTACCGTTTTTCTTGTATCCGGACGCATGTATCGCCCGGGCTTGTCTTTGCGCACCGGCTTTTGTCGGATAAACCTTTCCAGATGTGCCCCATTTATAGCCTCCTTTAACTTTACGTATTGGCATTATGATATAGACACAGTGGTTGAGCCGCTTGCTTGCACAGTTATCGTTCCCAGTTCTCCCGTAGCACCCACTCCTTTTCCAGAAGGGGCATATAATATTTGCCACTTATCCCCATCATACACCTGAAGACACGTCTCTGTCAGGTTCCAAATGACATCACCGCGGTTAAATTGGTTCTGGTTCCGTACTGTATCAGTATATTGATAGGTTGCGGTTGGGTCAAAACTGTTCAGATTCAGTTCCAGAATGCGCACCAGACGGTTATACAACTCCGGTTCTACACTGCCATTGGCCAAGGGTAAACGGGTTTCTAGCAGTTTTGCCATTATCTTCTGCCATCCGGTCTGGTATTGAGCCGCATTGAGCCCAAACGCCAGCCCACTCCGAGTCTTGCTCCGGCGTCTGCATCATCGTCGGATTCCAGCCGGACCACGGCTTGCCGCGCACGCCCGCGCAAATTGAGTTTGGTGGTGCTGGCAGTCACTGTATTGGTACTTTCCGTGGTAAAAGTTTCATTCGGGTAATTTCTCATTTTTAACACAAAATTGATAACTTGATCTGAACCGCCGTCTCCGGTAAACAGGATGTCCGGAATTGCTTGATGCATAAAGGTAAAATTATTGCCGCTTTGGTCCAAGGTAAAATCACTGGTTTCAATATACACATTGTCCATGGGCGAACCATCAGCATCATTGCCGGTTTCATGTTGGTAAATATAGTTATAAGTGTCAGTGCCTGTAGCTCTTGGGTAAGGCTGCACTCCTTCATCAAGCCATGCATATCGGGTCAGGTTGCCATAAGACCAAACCTGCTCTTGATAATTGTATGTTACAAACCGGTCAATTTCAGTGGAACTGTTGGAAGGATAATACCAGCCCACCTCATTAAACTGTCGGTTAAGGAAAGCAAAAATCTTGAAAACCTGTTCCTGATTTATGTCACTGAAAATGTAATTATGTACGGTACAAGGAACCCTGGAAACAGAGCCGCTATACAAATAAAAACCGGAACGGTCCATCCAGAAAACACCCGGAGGTGCGTTGACCGCAGCTTTGGGAGCTACCATACCAAGACCCTGATTTATTAAATTGGCACCAAAAGTGTAAGGAGGTCCGATGAACTGGACACTGTAAAGAGCGTCATCCGTCCAAATCAGTGTTTCCTGTCGCGAACGCAAGCCGCCAACGATCTGAGACCCTGCTGAAAGTCGCAGTGATCCAGAGGTATTGGTGTATTTGGGCTCCCATTCAGGTGCATTTTCCTGATCACACCAGCAAATGAACAGGGGATCAATGTTCCCTGTCCGTGCAGTTCCTGCCGCGTTAAGCGGATCGGCGCCAAGGGCTAAGATATGCCGGTCAATATCACTGACAATCAACTGAAAAGCCTTGGTGGGAACTAAATTGGCATTGGTTAAATCGCTAAAAGCAACTGCTCGGGTAGTTAGTCCGTTGTCCTGTGTCCAATAATAGAGGCCCCCTGATCTTGGGTTTATAAGCAAATCCTCACCAAAATTGTCCTGGGTCCATAGCCTAAGTTGAGAGGTATCAGACAAAGCTGCAACTTCTCCCCAGCCTCCAGTACCCCAAGTACTGGCTCCCCAACCAGAACCAGAAACATAATCATCCAAACCTACATTAATCTGATAAGCGCCAACTACACTGGAACCACCATTGCCGCTGTCACTACTGTTTGCGGTAACTGTATCGCCATCTGTGTCCTTGGCTTCAATGGTATAAACATTTGCGCTAGTAATGGTAGCTATCTGATATTCTTGGTTTAATACATTGGCTGTAATCAAACCACCTAAAGTGACTGCCCCACTGTATGTTACAAAATCATTTTGAACTGCTCCGTGTGCAGTATCAGCTACAGTAAGCGTAGCATCTCCATCAGAAGCAGAAAAAGTTACATCTCCAGCAGATGTGGTGGCTCGAATCGGGGTTATATCATTAAAGGTATTTCCCTCTTTAATATAGTATTTGTAAGTTGTGCCCACGCCTAAGTATTTAGTGCCCTCTAACGCAATCCACGCATGCAAAGCACGACCTATTCCAAGATAAGTTGTAATCTGTTCCTTGACCCAACCACCTATTTTTTCAGGAAAACCTTTCCTGAAACGGACTAAATTGACGTCAAACCAGCCTCCTTCATTACTAAAAGCGGTTCCTTCCCTATCAATTCCGGGCTTAAAATTATATTTGGTTAAAGGCATTATTTTTCCGTTTGTTCTTCCTCTTCGTCCATTTCCCTGTAATAGCCCACAATATGCAATATCTGCTCTAAATATCTGGTAATTTCTCCCATGGTCATGGATAAGTTCTCATAACCTTGAGAAGTAAGACCATAATAAGCAACCCTTGGTTCATCGCCCGTTTCTAAACTATTCAAATATTGTTGCATGATATCAGGAGACAATAT